TGTATAATACTTGTATTGATAATTAAGAAAGGTACTAATTATGAGCACACCTGTGTATATGGATATTGAACAAGCGTATAGCATTGTACAGTGGGCAGGCGAGGCGTACGGACATCGTAATCTTTGGGGTGCGTTAGACAGCATGGAAAAGAATTGGGACGATTTAGACAAACAAGAGCGCACTGCATACAACATGATTAAGCGAGACTTAATTGCAACCGCAGGTACTAACGTATGATAGTTGGATTTGATCATGTTGGTGAAGAACATAAGTGTAATGTTTGTTCAAGCGAATTTACAGATGACGAAGGCGGAGTGTTAGGTCACTTTGGTATGTTGCCTGTTGCGTTTTGTCCATGGTGTTTTAGTTCAATGTGCGATATGGTTGAGCAATTAACCGGCGACGAAGATATAGAAGAATAGCTAGCAAGGAAAAATATATGACAATGCACATGGTTGGTCCGTATCTTACTACTACAGGCAAACGTAAAGGTAAACAGAAACATCGTAATGCTGCTGCGGCTAATAAGGCACGTAAGAATGCCGAATCGTGGCAGGCTCTACTAGACAAATACGAGATAAAAGATGCAGCTACCAAAGTACGATCAACTGCCCGAGTGGCTACAACTAGTGGTTATAGTCCTGCACATGATCCTAAGCGTAGTACCCGTCATATTCCTAGCTTGGATACTGGACAAGGTCTAGCGGCTCGTCCAGCAGACAAAGTCTACACAGGCGATGCTATGTTAGGTGTTAGTGTACTACATAAGTCCAACGGTATTCCCGTGTTCCGTCAAGAAGATGCTATTGATATTAGTAAAATGAGACGCGGATAATGAAAAAGTTTATTGGGTGTATGATAAGCCGAGTATTGTACTGGTTGGGTGATTTGGTGAGTAAACCAATGGATAGGCTTGATTGGGGTTGGTTATACCCTGTGTACAATCGTTTAATGATTAGTAGTTTACTAGTACAAGATTGGGCAAGGAATACTACACCGTGGTCTATAAACAAGTGATGGGTACCGGATACACTAATTATTGGGGCACTATGTGGGACAGCACCTGGGAATGGCAGATAACATTTACGTGGATTCCTCGCAGAACCTATTATGATAAATGGGTGTGGCTTAGAAAAGCCTATCACGGCAAGAGAATTATTACTGGACCAGGCACGCCAGTAATCTTACATCAGTATATGACACCAGAAGAATTTACTTGGCATCAATTAACAGCCAATTTGGTTAAATAGTATTACAATAAGGAAAAAGCCACATTGGCCAAAGAAGAAGTATTAAAATTTAGTGGGGTTGTTGAAGAAGTATTAGGCAATTCCATGTTTAGAGTTAAATTGGAAAACAATCATACCGTGATAGCATACATCGGTGGAAAATTGCGCAAGTTTACTATTAAAATTATTCTCGGTGATAAAGTTGACATCGAGATGTCGCCGTATGACTTAACCAAAGCAAGAATCGTATATAGGAAATAACATGGTCACAGTACAACCAAATGCAATTAAAAAAGTTAAAGAATTATTAGCAGAAGAAGCCGAGGGTACTAAGTTACGTATCTTTGTACAAGGTGGCGGCTGCAGTGGATTCAGTTATGGATTTACCTTTGACGAAGCCCAAACCGAAGAAGATTTTGCCATTGATCTAGATGGTGTGCAGTTACTCATTGACAGTATGAGTAGTCAATATTTACAGGGTGCAGAAATTGACTATGTAGAAACTCTAGCAGGCAGTAACTTTAGTATTAAAAATCCGCAGGCAACTACTACATGCGGATGCGGAAGTTCATTTGCAGTTTAACTAAGTTTACCTAACAAGCCCGCCGAGTGCGGGTTTTTTATTGGCTAGACAAATTAAACAATAATAGTTTTAACATAAATACTTAAACAAGTATATTAGAGTGAAACTATGACTATAACCACAGTACAATTTAATCCAGTCAATATCGGAACCGTAGCAAACGACGGAACAGGAGATGATCTCCGTACAGCATTTGATAAAGTAAATGATTTTTTATTAGCTTCTGAAGATGTCGGGTGTAACATTGGTAACATCAAAATGACAGGTGCAATTGAAGCTATCGGAAATATAACAACCGCCGACAGTGCAATTGCTACGAATCTATACGGTCTTATTCAAACTCCGACCCAATCACAAATTACGTCAGTAGGTACACTAACTGGATTAACATCGAGTGGTATTGTACATATAACAAATACAACACCAACAACCGCATTTAATAACGGAGCATTGGTTATAGATGGTGGACTAGGGGTTGATGGCGATATTAGAATATCTGGTAATTTATTTGTATCCAACACTGTTCAAACCAGCGTAACGACCTTAGTATCAACAAGCCCATTGGTATACTTTGATACTATACCAGCATATCCATATAGCTTTGATATTGGGTTTTATGGTCGTTTTACTGGTGCAGTTGGTAACGTAGAACAACACACTGGCTTTGTACGCAATGATGCAGACCATAAATGGTATTTGTTCAGTAATGTAGCTGTACCAACTCCGCCGGCAGCGATTACAACACAAATAGCAATGACCAGCACCGATGCCAAATACGATACCTTAGTATTAGGTAATATCGAACTTAAGGCCGCAACGCCAACTGCAATTACCAATGGTGGAACTGATGCTACTGGTAATATTGGTGCTAGTGGTGCAACATTTAACTATGGTTATTTTACAAACTTAACCGGTACATTGCAAACAGCTGCACAAAATAATATTACATCAGCAAGTTCTTTAGCAACTGTTGGTACAATTACTTCTGGTACATGGAGCAGTACATTTGGTGCTGTCAGTGGTGCAAACTTAACTGTATTAACTGCAGGTAGTTTAATAGGCACTGTACCAAGTACTGTATTGGGCAATTCAACTGTATATATTGGTACATCCGCTGTTGCATTAAATCGGACTAGTGCCACACAAACATTAAGTGGAGTAAGCATTGATGGAACTGCTGGGTCAGTTGCTGCAAGTGCAATTACAGGTACTACGTTACCAACAGCTATTGTGAATTCAAACTTACAATCATTGGGTACACTTAGTTCCTTAGCGGTAACTGGCAATATCAGAACAAGTAGTAATTTTATTGCTACCGGCGGATTAACACTTGGTGGATCGGCATTTCTAGGTGGTTATTCTCAGATTAGTGGAGCTAACTCGTTCGTAGGTATTAAATATCCGGGCGGAGGCACACAATACGGAATAGGGCTTCAACCAACTACCGATTCAACAAATGCCATAACTTTCTTTAACGCAGCAGGATCAATTGTCGGTTCAATCAGTCAAACAGCATCTGCGTTAACATTCAATGGTACATCAACTACAGCTAGATATGCTGACTTAGCAGAAAATTATCTAAGTGATGTTGACTATGCGGCTGGTACTGTAGTAGTGTTTGGTGGCGATAAAGAAATTACTACTACACAATCATTTGCTGATACAGCAGTAGCAGGAGTCATATCAACTAACCCTGCTTATCTAATGAATGAAGCACTTGATGGACAACCAGTGGCACTACGTGGCCGAGTGCCAGTAAAAGTGCAGGGAGCTATTAGAAAAGGTGATTTATTAGTTACTGGAACTATTCCAGGTGTTGCAGTAAGTGTTGGCCGTGCTAGTAATTATGGGCAAGCGGTATTTGCTAAAGCATTAGAAAATAAGACTACCGCAGAAGTTGGTGTTATTGAAGCAGTAATTATTTAAGGTATATTATGGCATTACCACAGTGGATTACTCCAGCAGGGCAATTAGGAATCGTACCAGAACTTGAGTACTACGAATTTAATTTGGATGCGTATGATGCTTCTGGCGGAACATTAGTATACAGTCATATTTCAGGTAGATTGCCGTTGGGTATACAATTAATATCTACTGGGAGACTGCAAGGTATACCGGTCAGTGCCCAGACTACCGGAGATCAAAACGAAGAATATCGATTTACCATCAGAGTTAAGAATTCTATTACAAATGGTCTATCTGATAGAACATTTAATATCACAGTATCTAACGTTGCACCAGCAATTATTATACCACGTAATGTTGATCTCGGCCTACGGTTTGATGGTACAATAATTAACATACAACTCGAAGCAATTGAAGCTACTCCTGGCACAGCATTAAATTGGCGCATAAAAAGTGGAGAATTGCCTCCGGGCTTAACATTGTCTCCCGGTGGACTAATCTACGGATATATCGAACCAATCATTGGTCCGGGTCCGGGTAGCCAGCCGAACTGGGATCTAACACCCTGGGATCAACTAGGTTGGGAGTTTTCATTAATTGCAGTTACTAAAACATTTAATTTTACTGTAGAAGTATTCGACGGTGTAAATTATGATGCTACCCCATATCAGATATTAGTAACTCCGCAAGAAACACTTGCAGCAGATTCTACAGTAATTACCACAGACCGTACAGAAACGGGTATTGGTGAGCTTACTATTGATGCTGGTGCTCGACATGAACCAATTATAGTAACTACACAAATAGAATTAGAACCTCAACGCCAAGGTAGTTACTTTTCTTTTCAAATTGTTGGGCTAGATCTTGACAATGATGTATTACAATACGCACTACCAAATACTGAAACAATTACATTTGACGAACAGATTATTATAGGCAATGGCAAGCCATATATTGCATCTACATTGATCGGAGGTAATTTATTCGTAGGAGTTAATTCAGTAGAAAATATTACCAAGCCGGCACTAGCATCCGGTGACGAAATTAAAGTACTAAATTTAACAAGTCCCGATGAATTAAATTGGTATGATGCCACTGTAAATGATTATATTAAATTAACTGTTACTGGCACTACCATAGTCACTGGCGCCCCGGGAGATTTTATTACTCAGACAATAAGCTCTGCAAATGCTACTATATCTAATATAAGTGCCACAGTCGGCACTATTGAAATACTAGGTCAACGTATTGACGGGCTATTGGAAATTAGCGGAAATACAAATATCGGTCTATTGACTGTCTCTGATCAATTGATCACAGCCAATGTGGGTGATTTTATTACTCAACCTAGCGGCACGGCTAATGCCACTGTACGAGCAACTGTGGTAAATTCGCCAAGTGTAGCTATCGAATTAACTGCTGGCGAATTTATCAATGGTATCGGTAATGTGCAAATTAATGGCACATATATCAATGCTCATCCTATATCCACAGTATTAGACGATGTACTAGTTTCAGCTAGCATTGGCGATGTTGTTACACAATCTGGTAGTAGTGCAACTGCTACGGTGACTGCTGATGTAATCGATTCAGACACATTACCTATAACCTATTCGGGCACTGCATTTACTCTTGATTCGGGTAATATATTAATCAACAGCACTAGTATAGGCGCATATCCACACACATTCACAGGATCCGAAAATCCAGTAGGAGTAACAGCCAATATCGGTGATGTAATTACTCAATCATCTACGGGTGCAACTGCTACTGTGACTGCTAATGTCGCAACGACTACTACTATTCCTGTTGCATTTACGTCGGGCACGTTTGCTACGGGCTCTGGAAATATATTAGTTAACTCTACTAGCATACCTGCATTTCCAGTTGATGTTGTAGCTAATACCAATATTGGAATGGTATACAATAGTTCAGCTACCTTTACGCTTAATTCATTGGCATCTGGAGCAATACTGCACATAAACACCGTTAGTACCGGTGCAACACCAACTTCAGTAGTCAGTGTTGGTGTTACATTAGGATTAATATCTACAGAAGGTGTCATTGGATTTGACGAATCAAAATTTGATCAAAGTCCCTTGTATATTTCCGATGCTATAACTATGGATATAAATTCAGGTTGGCTTACTGGGCGATTACCAAATATAACTACTAGTCAAACACAATATCCATTCGAAGTTGTAGTTTACAAAAGAGATTATCTAGCATATCAAACCACTGCGTTATTCACATTAACTTTATTAGGCGATTTAAATGATAAAATTGTTTGGGTAACACCTAATAACCTAGGCACTATTGAAAACGGCCGAGTAAGTGATTTGTTAATAAGTGCATATTCGACCAAAGACAAAACTCTACAGTATAAATTATCTGCTAACGGAGCACATCGACTACCTCAGGGATTGTCGCTTACACCTAGCGGACTACTGTCCGGACGAGTTAGTTTTCAATTGTTTAGTTTAGATCAGGGTACTACATTTTTAGATGGTAATATATTAGGTGATGCAACAACCACCTTTGATAGTACATATACCTTTACGGTTACTGCATCGGATTCTAGTATCAGTGTTGCATCAGATCGTACATTTACTATTCGTGTACTTAATAGGAATACTACTCCTTACGAAGATTTATACCTTAAAGCTCTACCATCGACTGCCCAACGTGCTCAATTTATATCAATAATGCAGAATACATCTATATTTCCATCGGAATTGATATATCGTAGCGAAGATCCATTCTTTGGACGTGCTACCGATATTAAAACATTATTTTTACCAGGGTTAAGTCCAAGTTTAATGTCTGAGTATGCAGCCGCGGTAATGACTAATCATTATGAAAAACGAATTACGTTTGGTAATATTAAAACTGCGGTAGCACGTGATAGTAATTTTAACATCAAATACGAAGTTGTCTATTTAGAAATATCAGACGACAATACGAATGTCAGCGGTCAAGGGCCTGCAGACATTCAATTTCCAGCTATTGATACTCCGTATTATGATTACGAAGGAAATGCTTATACCGTTGCATATCCAAATTCTTTTAGCAACATGAAAGATGTTACAGTGGCGGCATTAGGATATGCAAATAAAGGTGCACTGCCAGACTGGATGACCAGCAGACAGGCAAATGGTTTCATACTCGGCTTTACTCGTGCTGTGGTGTTGGCTTACACTGTACCCGGCGCTAGTAGTTTAATTGCGTATAGATTTTCACAACAAAACTTTAACATGAACGAAATTGATTTTACGGTTGATCGTTATCAAATTGATAACGGTTATTCAGATAATTATGATGTTGCAGCCGGTGCATTTATTACTAGTAGCGAAACGACATTTGATCGTTACCCAGGATTATCTAGTGTGTTTGTTAACATCGACACTGTTGATTATGCTGTAAGTATACCATATGAAAATATTAATAATCGTGCTAAATCATCTATTATCAGTCTAGGCGGACTTGATGGTATGACTCGCTTTATTGATGGAGAAACATTGGTATTTGCACGCCAAGAATTTAAACAAGATCAAAATGATATAGGCGATTATAATCAAGGGTGGAACGATGTTGCTACAGTATGGGACAGCGATCCTTGGGATTATGATTCGGGCACTCCGGGAGATGTCGGATCGGCCACTAATGATGACATTGCCTGGGACGACGCTGCCACAGTACCTGGATATATTGAAAACAATCTTAATCCGTTAATAAAAAACGAACGTATCGGTATATGGCGCATTAATATTGATGCTAACAATATTGTTACACTAACACATATACGAGAAATATCGTTTTATAATAAATTATATGTCAGACGTGGATTTACCTACGGTTCGACTAATATTTACTATGACCCAGTAGTAAAACCAGGAAGTCTTATCCCTAACTATAGTGTTATACGAGAAGAGATACAAGTTATATCAACTCAATTCGACGGAAACGGTACACGATTCTACAGTTATCGAGATAGTTATACTCTACCTGAAGCCAGAGATAAATACATTAAATTTGCTAAACTCGGAGTATTTAATTAAATGTCATCAATTAACCCAAATAACATAAACGGAAGTTACCCAATTGCAGGCCAGGACAACGATAGTCAGGGCTTTCGTGATAACTTTACTAATATTAAAAATAATTTAACTTTCGCCCAAAATGAAATTACAGATTTAGAGGAGAAAGTATTATTAACAGAACCACTAGCTGATGGAACTTTTTCTAATGAAATGAATTTTGCACAAATAAAAAGTGCGCAATTACTTAAAACTGTTGAAACTACTAAAGATTTAGGACAACAAACATCAACTATAGTTAGTTTTGCAGATGGACATTACCAAAGAGTGCAAACTGCTCCTAGTTCTCCGCTTACTATTTCTCAATTTAGTAATTGGCCAACAAGTGGATTATATGCTAAGTTAAGACTCGAAGTTCAAGTCACTAGTGATGCTGCAACAGAAACATTAACTTTGCCGTCTAGTGGTATAACATGGTCCGGTCTTACTGATATACAAGGTGCTGTAGGACAAACTATTACGTTTCCGGCTACTGGTAAATACGTATTCGAAATTACAACATATAATTCAGGTACTACACTCACTATTGAAGATCTAACACGTAATCGTAATAATGTTACTGGTAACTTTACAATTACGGGTAGGTTAGCATTGTCGGGCAGCGAAGATTTAGCTGCATCTGGCGCTGCTAGTCTAGTAAAAACTGCATCATATTTTACAACTTCTACAGCAGAAACAGCTACATTAGCCGCTGGTACTGATGGTCAAATTAAAACATTTGCCATGGTTGCAGATGGTGGTGATATGGTAATTACTGTTACTAATGCAGGATGGAAAGCATCTGGCACAGGAACAATTACATTTGATACTATCGGTGATGGTTGTACTTTACAATATGTTGCATCAAAATGGTTCTGTATTGGGAATAATGGCGTAACTTTCGCATAATATATTACCAAACCCATTGACTCCTTAGCGATATTACTATAAACTAGTAGTATTACTAAGGAGTTCTCATTTATGCACATCGATTTAAACAAATATTCAGACTTCGTAAAAGAAGTAACAAGCCAGCCTAGCAACGACCTAACTACTTTTATGAATCGTTTAGATGATTTAGATGGTAATTATGACTACGAAACACAAACGCATGGCCCAGATGTTAATGTTTCTTTGCTAATTACAGCATGCTTAGGGCTAGCGGCAGAGTCTGGCGAGTTTTGCGAAATTCCAAAGAAAATGTTATTCCAAGGTAAGCCACTTAACGATGAGAATGTGTTTCACATGAAGCGTGAGCTGGGTGATATCATGTGGTATTGGATAAATGCTTGCCGTGCGTTAAATCTAGATCCCAATGATGTAATACAAGAAAATGTAAATAAACTACAATCACGCTATCCGGGTGGCAGTTTTGATGCCCACTATAGCGAGAATCGTAAAGACGGAGACCTATAATGCATCCACTTACACCAGACCTATCAGGTTTGTCAGATGATGAATTACATAAAAAGCGTGCTGAGTTAAGTAATCGTATGATGTTTGCATATCGTATGGGGCATGGCGATATGATTGGTCAGATACAGTTAGTCATGGGCGATTATGATATGGAAGTTCAACGTCGTAATCAAAAAATGCTAGATGATTTAGAAAAGAATAGCAAAACATTCAAAGACAAGATTGATATCAAATAATGAAGTACGATGAATACGGACAGGGTTATACAGACACAAAAGAACTGTGTGATCTATTGTATGCTAAACCTGATTTAAATATTAATTTATTTCAAGTCGAGGATCCTGATGAGTTCAATAGTAGTGTTGATGCACTGCATGCCGAAATAAACAAACTAGGATTGTATACTAGTAAACGCATGCCCGTAGACAAGTATGATGATGCACTGCAAACTCAATGGCACATGCCCGATGATTATAAAGAATTAGATATTGCAGAATATATTTTAAGTTTATGTCAGGAAGATTATGAACTACAACGTGTAGCACAAGAGTTATTATTGTATCAAGAACGTGATTTGTTTAATCTATTGCGTTATTTAAAATATCTTGTTGATACTCTACGTAAGAATAACGTAGTATGGGGAGTCGGTCGTGGATCTAGTGTAGCAAGTTATGTATTGTTCTTATTAGGCGTACATAAAATTGACTCCTTACATTATCAACTTGACATCAATGAATTCTTAAAGTAAATAAGTACACGTATAATAGGAGAAAGATATGGCAACATATAAAACAGCAATGGGCAAGGCAGTTGATATTGACTCGCTTCGTGTAGCAAATGAAAATGTAATTGCAGTGGGCAATATGCGCACTAACGCACGCGGCGACGAATTAGGCGCAGGCGGTCAGGTGTTAAAAACTCGAGCGCAATTAATGCAAGAATATCACAAATTAAATACTCCAGTAGTGTCACAGGAAAATGACGTTATATTAAATTCCTTAGATAACTCAAAGCCAACTACTAAACTTGTACAACCGATAGCTAAAGAAGTTCCAATTACTGCGTCTGCAGATGCAAGTACTGCACCAGCTAGTGCAAGTACTGCACCAGCTAGTGCAAGTAATGCACCAGCTAATAAACCACGCGGTAGTTTTGCTGGTGCAATTGCCAGTGAAACTGAAGTTAGACAAGAATTATTGAAACCATTATCGGATCCTACTCCGGGTATTAGAAGAATTTAAAGGAATATTATGGCCGCATTCGAAGCACACAAAATAAACAAGATTAGAGCACTGCAAGATCACGTGCTGGTAACTGATATGAATTTTGATCAACGTGTTACTACTAGTGGTATTATTATACAAAACACAGACGGCAAGTTAGAAGGTATACATGCACGATGGGGTCGAGTATATGCTATCGGCAACAAGCAAAAAGACGTTCGAGTTGGACAGTATGTGTTAGTTAAACATGGTCGTTGGACACGCGGTATTGAGATTGAAGATACCGAAGGCGAACATACACTACGCAGAATTGATCACAATGATATTTTGTTAGTCAGAGATACACCAACCGTAGATGAAATTATCGGAAGAGGTCTGTAAAGTATTGACAATTAGATTTTTTTATGTTAATGTATAACTTATTAACCTTAAAGGAATTAGTGTGAACGATTTAGACCAAGTAATAATTGAGCAACACAATCTAGCAAGAAAAGTTGAAGAAGCATTTGGACAATGTAAATTAAGCATAGATATGCGTAGAATTGCTGACACATTGTCCACTCTCAACAATACACTTAAACTATCAACAGCCAAAGGCGATCAATGAAACAATTATGGGTAGAAGCATACCGTCCTAACGATGTGGACGGTTATGTGTTTCGCGATGAAACACAACGTGAACAAGTTAAACAATGGATTAAGGAAGGTGCAATACCTCACTTACTATTCAGTGGTTCGGCAGGCATCGGTAAAACAACATTGGCAAAGATTCTTATTACAGCGTTAAACGTTGACGAATATGATATTTTGCAAATCAATGCGTCACGTGATAACGGTGTAGACTTTATTAGAACACGCATCGAAGGCTTTGTCAGCACAATGCCGTTTGGTAAGTTTAAAATTGTCCTGTTAGATGAAGCTGATTACTTATCACCAGGTGCGCAGGCAGTGTTGCGTGGGCTAATGGAAACATATAGCGATACAGCACGTTTTATTATGACCTGTAACTATCCACATAAGATTATTCCAGCACTGCACAGTCGTTGTCAAGGTTTTCACATTGAGAAAGTTGATCATACTGAGTTTACAGCACGTGCGGCAACTGTGCTAGTAACAGAAGGTGTAGAGTTTGATTTGGATACGTTAGACAGCTACGTTAAAGCAACCTATCCAGACCTGCGTAAGTGTTTAAACTTGTTACAAATGAACAGCACTGATAACAAACTCAAAGCACCTAGCGAAACAGGTACCGGCACAAGTGATTATAAACTTGCAATGATTGATTTGTTTAAACAGGGTAAGATTCGTGAAGCACGTAAACTGCTTTGTGAACAAGCTCGTCCAGAAGAAATGGAAGAAATTATTTCATGGGCATATAACAATTTAAGTTTGTGGAGTAAAACTGATGAAGGACAAGACGAAGCAATATTAATTATTCGTAAAGCCGCAGTTAACGCACCACTAGTTGCAGATCATGAAATTAACCTATCAGCAATGATGATTGAACTAAGTCAGGTATCACAATAATGGCAGATCTAAGCATATACCTAATTGCCAAGTACACAGGGCAACCTAAAGATCCTAAACAGACTCATAAAGCAGGTTATATGAAAGATCCTGCTAATATTGAATATGAAGAGCAAGTGTACATCACCCGCGGATTACATAACAAACAGCTTGTAAACCAAGTGATTTTGAACCTAACCGAAGCTAAAATCATTAAAAACACCTTCAAAAATGCCAATAATTTCGAAGAGCTATTCACACACTATTATGATGGCTACGCTGAATATATTGATGATGCAGTGAATAATTTAAATGAAGGAATTTAAATTATCTGAATCCGGCGCCCGTGGCTGGTTTATTGGAGATTTTGCTGAAGCAGTATTTCAAACTAAAGACTTCGAAGTTGGAGTACAGACTAATCCCCGTGGTCCGTGTGCTAGCCATTATCATGCCGACATAACAGAAATTACACTGATTATATCCGGCGAAATACTAACCAACGGTAAAATATTCACTGCAGGCCAGGGGTATATATTATATCCTGGAGAAATCAGCCAATCAGAATATATCAAAGAAACAACCTTAATAAGCATTAAAACTCCCAGCATTCCTACTGACAAACATCTCCTATAGCCATTGACAAACAGCATTAATGAGTGTATACTACATATAATTAATGAAAAAGTGTTATTGGAGCAACAGATGAATTATAAAAATAAAAAAATTATCCTAACCGACTGTGATGGAGTACTCTTAGATTGGGAGTATGCGTTTCACGTATGGATGCAAGAGCGTGGGTATGTATTACACGAAGATGCAAAGCTAACATACTACATTCACTTAATGTACAATAACCTTGAACATGATGAAAGTAAGAAGTTAGTACGGTTGTTTAATGAAAGTGCGGCTATGGGCTTTGTACCAGCCCTGCGTGACGCTGTATACTACGTTAAACGTCTACATGAAGAATATGGTTATGTGTTTCATTGTATTACTAGTATAAGCAAAGACATTAATGCGCAAAAGTTGCGTACAATGAATCTTAATAAGTTGTTTGGTGCTAATACATTCGAAGAGATTGTGTGTTTAGATACCGGTGCAGATAAAGATGAAGCACTTGAGAAATACAGAGATAGTGAGCTGTTCTGGATTGAAGATAAAATTTCAAATGCAGACTTAGGTAATGCAATTGGGTTGAAATCAATACTGTTTGAACACGGACACAACATGCATCACAAATGCGATTATCCAATAGTTAAGAATTGGAAAGAAATTTTTAATATTATAACCAACGCCAACCACTAACGCCACGCTTAATTAACCCTCCAATTGCTACAGGGGTTATGTTATATGTTGCTGCTGCATCCTTCCTACTGTCAAATATCTCGCCTGTGGGAGATATACATTTCTTCCTGCCATATCTACTTAATTTTTCTTTTGTTTCGGCAGAATGCGGCTTTTTATAATTTATTAGTCTGCCCAATACAAAATTGTCGGGCTGTGTATTTTCTGGCACATATATATTATCAACACCATTATTATACCAACGAATAGTTTGTTCGGTAATTGCAGACCGACCATACATAGAATTTTTTGAACCTGACGTATTTCTCTTTTTTATTCCATCATGATATGCCTGACACATTGACATATCGCCGCCATCGCCCTCTTCTGGTTTAAGATTAGCAAAACTCTGATCTGCAACTATATTCCACAACGAAGAATAATATAATCCTTGCTGTTTTATTTCATCTTTGTTGTTTGATTCAAATATAATTGTAGTAGTTACATCATTGCCGTGCAAATTTATATGCCTAGACCAACGTTTGCCAGAGCCTTTGTATATGTATGGATCTTGTATTGTTTTGCCTAAATATCTTAAGCCAGTTATATTGTGTGTTTTTAAATATAAGTATATCATATACTTATTTATGAAGATAAACCAGAAAACGTTTATTCTGGTTTATCTTTGAGTTAATTACCCATTCGGATTAGCTTCGTTCCATTGTTCTTCTGCAATAATAAATTCACGAACAAATCCACTACGCACAATATCATCGTGATTAAAGTACACACTACGGAATGACGGTATCATAGCCGCAATCTTTACAAACTTAGCAAAGCCGCTGATGTCATTCTTTTTACGATGTAGGTCGTTTTGTGCAATATCACCACAGTAGATAAGTTTAGAGTGATGTCCAACACGTGTTGCCACTGTTGATAATTCTTCGTAGTTGGCATTTTGAAATTCATCAAAAATAACAATACTATTATCCCAAGTTACACCGCGAATATTGCCGGTAGTATGAAACTCCACAATACCTGCTTCTTTTAAGAATCTATACTGATTTGTTTTTTTGAATAAATCATTAAACAGTTGTGTATAGGGCAATTCGTAAATTGCGTTCTTTTCTTCTTGTGTGCCCGGTACATATCCCTGCTCTCGAGCTTGAACTGCACTGCGTACAATAATTATTTTTTCATATCCATTAACTTTATCTAGTACATCACACAAAGAAAGATACAATGCAATAAAACTTTTACCTGACCCAGCCGACCCGGCTAATATCATGGAATAGTCATCATTCCACATATCAAAGACTCGTTGTTGGTTTGTTGTTTTTGGGCTTACACCTACTAAATCATGACTTGAAAATTTCTTTTGGTTGTATGCGGTTGGTATTGGTATTGGGTTACTATCTATAAATCTTACGAATTCACGTGCTTTTGTAGTTGTATTGCTTCTGCGTTTTGTCATAGTCCACCATTGTTAGTTAATTAGTTATTAATCATGCGGTGTGGTAAATGTTGCGCCACTGTTAATTAAAGGTTGGTCGAATTTATTATTGTATTTGTGAATACAGTAAGTGCAGAGTTTAATTGAGACTGTCTGAATATGCCTTCTTGTAGTGTCAGTGTATTAACAACATCGTCGTCTGAGTGTACAATTTATTAAACTTATGCTAATTTCTGTATTGCTTGTCCTCCTATGTTAAATTTATTTAACTATAAGAAAATGGTTGAAAGTGCTCAGTTATATTTTTAAGATCTAGACTAAGTATTAAGCTACCTGGTCCATTCAGCATAGATTCTATTAGCAGTATCCCATCTAGCAACCGTTAATTTAAATCCAAATAATTCAGCGAACTCTACATGTTTTTCTATAGTCCATGGATAAAAGTCTATATTATTACATTCAGTATTACCGTGGTCGTGCAACCCAGGATTGCAACGCCAATAGATTCTACTTTTAGGTTTGAGACATGCAATTACATGTGTAATTTGATTGACTATGTTAATTTCTTTACCAAAGTTAATACTACCTAGGCAAAATGCTACATCAAACTTTATATCATTTCTAAAATATTCTATAGGTAGTTTAAAATCGGCTTTGTCGTTTGCAGGATCGATGCCTACAAGATTGGGTATACGAGATTTAAACTCATTGAATCCACAGCCCACATCTAATACTAATTCGTTGGGATTAATTTTATCAACCAATGCCCACCCGGAGTATGTGTATTGTTTTAAATTTGATTGCCATGTGGTACCAAAATAATTATTAAGTGCTGTTTGATTCATATAATTACTTATATGAGCAAATTACCTAATCACATATTTTTTACAGGCGTACCAGGAAGTCGATGGAGTGGCATTGCACAGATTATAGAAACTATACCTGGCATGAATACCAGTGATCGTACTCCAGAACGTAATTATACACATCACACCTACACAGGGCACATAGGTGCATACTTTGGCCGTAGCATGGAGTTTGATGCTATTCCTGCGGCTAGCTATGTAGATCAAGCATGGACACAACCAGGCGGGTGTAAGTTAGTTAAGAGTCACGACTGGGCATATAAATTAAGTGAACTACCTGGTTGGATTATGCTAGTATATCGCCCGGATATGTCAAGTTATGCTTGGTGGCATGAAGCAGGCGGCTTTCAAATTAAATATCCCTGTTACGATGCTTACAAAGATAGCGTGGGCATGATGAATGAAATTATGGCACAGAATAAGGCTATATTAGAATTTGCAATGATAAATAACTGTAAGTGGGAGTACTTTACATCCGGGTGGATTAAAGAAAACTTCGACGCAGATGTCAAGGTAACTAACGTCTGGCCAGATATACTAGTTACATTGATTAAAACATAACGTTATTAAAAGGAAAATATAACATGAACTCAAAACAATTTGTTGCTAAATTAGCACAAGACAATGAAGCACTATTTCAAGCAAGTGAAATGAATGTCGAAGCGTACTTTGCTAGTAACCCTAGCCAAGAACAACTAGTAGAACATTTTACTGGTCGTATGGTTAACGAGCGTATGAACATGGTTGAAATCTCAACTAAAGTTGCTAATGCACCTGCTGATACATCAGTAGAAACACTAGCACTATTAAGTAAACAAGCATTAGACGAAGCTAATCACTTCCGTATGGTTAAAGAAGTTATTGAACACATCACTGGCGAGAAAGTTGACGTTGAAGCTGCAATTGCTGCAGAAGCTGCTAAACCAACTGCTAAAGGTGCTGCTCTATTAGCTAAGTACGAAGCACAAAACGATCCACTAGCACTAGCTGCTTACCAATTCATTGCTGAAGGTCGTGCGGAACGTGTATGGAACAAAATGGCTGAATGTATTCAAGATGAATATATTTCAACAACCTACGCTAAGATTGCTAAAGATGAAGGCTTCCACAGCAACATTGGTCGTCATGCATTAGAGTTGTTAGCAACTGATGCTGATACACAAGCTCGCATTGAAGAAATTGCACGTACAATGCGTATGGATTTGTTTGCTATTTCTTGCATGAACACAACTGCTACACCAGAAGCTGTAAAATTAATGGATGCTGCTCACTAAGCATAATTAATTGTATAAGTTTCAAAGAAAGGGACTTAGGTCCCTTTTTTTACCTCTAGGATTTTAATGAAAGATTATACAGTAATTGTTAAATGGTTTTCAGCAACAATGATTCTATGTGCCATGCCGTTACATATATTGGGTATTACTCCCTGGAATAGCATCTTGCAAATTATCGGTGCCTGCGGTTGGGTTTATGTAGGCTTTAAATGGAATGAGAAAAGTTTAATTACTAATTTCTTGCCGCAAATCTTTATGATTATTGCTGGACTAATTTACTTCGCATACTTCAAATGAAAATAGCAATTACACAACGACAAACTGAAATTAACGGTATTGTTTATGACTGTTTAGAACAGGGTTGGTATCATCTGTTTAAAGATCACGAATTGTGTTTAATTCCAAATTTAGTTGATGTTACAATAGAAGAATCGGATATACTGGTTGTATCCGGCGGCAACGAAACTCAACAGCGTCTAAAAACTGAATTAACGGTATGTGATTGGGCTATGCGTAATAATAAACCTATAATTGGTATTTGTCACGGTGCATTTTTTCTTAACTATATATTTGGCGGAGTTAATGCTGAAATCACCGGACATAGAAATGTATCACACAATGTCCTGTTAGAGGGAGTGGCTCAGCAAGTAAATAGTTATCATGATATTTGTATTTACGAACTAGGTAAAAATTTAATTAGTATTGCAAGTCACGACGATCATTGCGAAGCATATCGCCATCGAGACTATCCTATATGGGGACTAGTATGGCATCCGGAACGTATGGACACCCCTGTATTACCTAGTGATCTAAGGAAATTAATTTATGGCTAAGAAGATATTAGTGTTAATTGGCCCACAGGGTGCCGGCAATCATCTGTGGAGTAAAATCTTTAGTCTGCATCCGGAGGTCTATGGATGGAAAAGCCTATTAGATAATTACTGGGAAGCTCATCGTTATGCAGAACCGTTTGCCGACTATTGGCGTAATCCTGAATTATTAAAGGATTTTGATTGGACCCAAAGCGACTATTATTTTACCAGCATTAGTGTGCCGTTAGGTATCGGCGATACCAAGTGGTCTCCAAATATCGAAATGTTTATCAGACAGTTGATGCGCACAGGGGTACATCCAGAATTAATAGTATGTGGCAGAGATCAAAATATTCTATTTCAACAGCAGACTAGGCTACGTGGTGAAAATACAGTACCATTATTATTATCGGCATTAGGATCTACATTTATAGCAACAAAATTTGTCAGCTACGAATTATTGTATTTGTACAAACAACACTATTTAAAAACATTAGATGTTAACATTCCGGTAGCATGGAACGATCATAGAATTAATGATATATTGTCAGAGGATAGTAATAAAAAATATGTCACTTACGTAGATGAATATTTCTTAGACGAATGTAACAAAACTGGAACAGTACTAAAACAAAAACCATGAAAACGTTATTAATAATCACAGGGCCGCAGGGCAGTGGTAATCATTTATTCAGCCGTATTCTTAGCACACACAATAATGTAGGAGGTTGGAAAAGTCTATTAGACAACTATTGGGTGCCTAGTGATCTAGAACCGTTTGCTGAATATTGGGTCTACCCTGAGCGGCTCACTGCCAGGCAATTTGAAGGTCGAGACTATTGGTTGGCTAATGTTAGCTGTCCTTTCTTTTACGATGGGCAACGTTATATTCCTAAAATACTCGAAGTAGCACAACAAGCACGTGGATTTGGTATAGATGTTAAGATCGCTATTATTACTCGTGATATGAATATTAATGCAGAACAACAGTTACGAGTACGCAAGGAAATAACCACACCAATTGCGCAAGAATACTACTATAATCATCTCTTAACCAGCGATTTTCCTATACATTTCCTATCAAATGAAGCATTATTTTTACATCGCGAGCATTACCTTAAATATATTAATAAACTGTTAAGTTTTCCTGTAGACTACGCTAATCCGGACATCTTTAAGTTTTTAGATGTTGATCCTAATGCCAAGTATGTTAAACACGTAGATGAATACTGGTTAGATCAGGAAGTTTGGCACGGTGTACAATCCAAGCAAGCTCGCGGAATTGAATAAATAACATAAAGAACCTAAACTTATGACCAAAGCAATTACAGACGTTATACAAAATACAAAAGAAATATTTATGACTGACAGCAGTCTGAATACTCTATTGGACTTTGAACGAGTATTAGACGAACTTGATCTTTATGTGTTTAAACACTGGAAAGAAGGTGAGTTAGTACAAGGGCCAGCATACGAAAAATATTTTGTAACCTGTACATTCATGTGGCCGCACAGAATGATGCCAGACCCACGTGGTGGCGAGCGTTTACTAAGTTACGACTGTGAAGTATATTATAGCAAAGATATGCTAGAATATCCAGTTAAAGTTAAAGAACCAGATGACTTTGAACCGGGCGGTAAAATGCCTAAGATGAAAAAAGTTCCGGTATGGCTGGTCAAAATTGTTATGCCTAAAAAGCTAATGCAGGAAATACAACAAGGTAGCTTAGAGTTAGAAAGCGAAACCTTAGACCTTGAAGATGTAAATCAAGCATACGAAGAAGGTGATGACGCAGCAGAAAACATATCAGACGAACAAAATGAGCAAGGCAATGAACAAGGTATCGCATAAAATGCACAACAACCAGCTTAACGAAAACTTAGAAAGTGGCGACTTAAAACGTTTAGTTCACAATGAACTACACATCGACGAATATAAAAGTAAAATGGGCGAGGATGCAGATGTCTGCGTGGTTAGCTTTAAAGTCTCAGGTAAAGAGCCCGCAACCGACCTAGTCGGCTTTATTGAAAAAGGCTATGACTGGGTACTCGATGCTGATGTTAGTTCAGGTGAAAAAGAAGGTGGCGATTACCTAGTGTTTGTTGAACTTGATCGCACACCGGCAATGCCTGAACAAATTTATCAATTAATATCAGATATAGTAAACTTAACAGAACAAGATATCACTGATTGGCGTGTACGTTATTTTAAATCTAACAGTGAGCACGAACTAACAGTTGAGGTATTAGGTCAAATTATGGCATTAACTCCAGAAAAATATCGTGCTAGGTATGAAAAAGATGCAGATCAAGACAAAGAATTAGATCAGCTCAAACTAGCCGCAGGAGTTGATGTAACTACAACAGCGCCAATAAATGAATTTACAGAAAGTTTAAGACGGGCGGCAGGAATAAAATAACAACAAGGATTTTTCAATTATGCAAATTACAGCAGGTATAATCAAAGCACTATTTCCAAAGTATAAACATCCAGAAGACCTAGCAGAAGTACTTACAGAGCAATTTGAAAAGTACGAGATTAACACAGTTAATCGTGCAGCAGGCTTCTTAGCACAATGCGGACATGAGTCGGCGGGCTTTACAATTCTTAAAGAAAACTTAAACTATTCAGCAGAGGGTTTAAGTAAAATCTTTAAAAAATATTTCCCAACACTAGCAAGTGCGCAACCATATCATCGTCAACCAGAAAAGATTGCTAACAAAGTCTACGGTGGACGTATGGGCAATGGTCCAGAGTCTAGTGGTGATGGATTTAAATTCTGTGGTCGTGGTGCTATTCAACTAACAGGACGTGACAACTATACTAAATTTGCTAAATCAGTAGGCTTAACTGTAGAAGAAGCAGTAGCAGACTTAGAAACACTAGACGGTGCTATTGAATCAGCTTGCTGGTTTTGGAAAACAAATGGCCTAAACGCTATCTGTGATAGTGATGATATAGTTAAAATGACTAAACGTATTAACGGTGGTACCATTGGCTTAGAAGACCGTACAAAGCACTACAAAGAAGCTAAACACTTACTAGGTGGCGGACACGTAGCAGAGTCACATGCGGCACCTGCTACAGCTACAGAGTACGTAACAGTACGTGTAGGTAGCAATAACGACACAGTTAAAGCAGTACAAAAGGCTCTAGGACAAACAGCAGATGGTAAGTTTGGTCCAGGTACAGAGAAAGCAGTTAAAGCATGGCAAACAGCACATGGCCTAACCGCAGATGGTGTTGTTGGTCCAAATACTATCAAAAAAATGCTAGGAGAATAACATGTGGATGTTGACATTTATTCCAGATAGCATCATACATGGATTCGTTAACGGTGTATTCTATGCCGGTATCATTACTTCATTGCTAGGCTTTGTATTCAATTTTAGTTACCTTAGACCCTATCGACTAATAGTACAGGTTGTAGGCATTATGCTGTTGGTAGCAGGTGTATATTTTAAAGGCGGCTACGAAGTTGAGATGCAGTGGCGTGCTCGTGCTGCAGAATTACAGGCTAAAGTAGATGCGGCTGTGGTTAAAAGCCAAGAAACAAACACAGTGATCAAAACTAAAGTAGTTACTAAGATCAAAAAAATTAAAGAAGTACAGGTTCAACTACAGAAAGAAATTGTAGAAAAAGAAAAGATTATCAACGGTGAATGCGTAGTGCCTAAAGAAGCTATTGAAATATTAAACAAGGCCGCAGAGAAACCAGTGGGAGAAACTAAATGAGATATCTATTAGCGGTATTATTACTCTCAGGGTGTTCAACTCTAGTGCCAGTTAAAGCACCATTTCCAGATGTTCCGAGTGAACTTGCTATAGATTGTCCAGTTCTTACCCAGCTACCAACCGACACTAGCAAACTAAGTGATGTTGTGAGCAATGTAAGTGAAAACTATAGCACCTATTATGAATGTCAAGCCAAACACGAAGCATGGGGTATTTGGTATAAAGAACAACGTCGTATCTACGAGGAAGTTAAATGAAAAAACTAGCTCTAGTTAGTCTAGTAGTTCTATTGTCAGGTTGTGCTAGTATTAGTACAATAATTGATGCGTACCGTATGGCTAAGTTTGACAGCAACGAATACAGTTTAGTTAATCAAATTCATACACAAGCACAAGTAGGCGTGACTAAATGCGGTACTAAAGAAGTGTTAGCCTATGTAGACACTGTTTATGTTAAAAGCATAGAACTTCGTAACTACTCAGCTAGTATTCCTGAGAACAAAGCTACAATAACAATGACCACAGAACTTGCTGTCATTACCAAAGGTCTTAAAGATCGTTATGATAGCGGTGATGAAGTTAGTAAAAAGTACTGCGAACTTAAATTTAATAATATAGAAAACAGTTCGGGTACAATGAAAACAGTAATAGGAGCTAAACCAAGATGAGTAGCGTAGACAATGTAGTAATGGAAGTACATGCATTAGCAGCAGAATTTACAGCTGGTAAGCTATCGTTAACTGAGTATAAAGAATTACTTAAAGATTTACAAAGTACTAAAGTTATCGAAGCGGCAGCTGGTGATTTAGCAAAATTAAGTCAGTTAAACGAAATAATCAATGATTTAATTGATGTAGCTGGTGCAGTAAGTTAACAACAAACTAATAAATAATAATAACAATAATAATTAGGAGCAACACAATGACAACTCAAGCAGAAAAAAAATCAGAAGATTGGATGACCAGCAAATGGCGCCCATTAATGGCTATTACATACATGGCAACAATTTGGTTTGACTTTATCGTAGGACCGATCTTATTTAACTTACTACAATATTGGAATCCTGGTCAAGCAGTGGGTATGTGGGTACCGTTAACATTACAGGGCGGTGGTTTATACCATATCTCCATGGGTGCTATCTTAGGTATTGCAGCCTGGACACGCGGTAAAGAAAAAGTAGCATCTATTGAAAACGGTGATGCGGGAAAGTAACAGGGTTTGAAGACGCCCCGGTATTAAGTTCTTCAACAGAGCCTGTATGGTTAAGTCAAAGTGCGCCAGAGGATAACGTACCAGTAACTGCAAAACAACCAGCAGTAGTTAATGAAGTACAGGAAATAGCAGTTGGTCAGGAAATGGTAGAAATACCACAAGAAGCAGAAGTTACACCTGAACCAGTAGCTGTAGATCCAAATAGACCGTTACGTAGAAAGAAAACTTAACATCAGATCGATTTGATAGTAAATAAAAAGGAGAGCTTGACAATTCTCCTTTTTTCACATATAATAACTATTATGACAGATGCATACTCAACACTAGGCGTACAACGCGGCGCCACAGACGAAGAAATTAAACGAGCTTATCGCAAGCTCGCCGCTAAACATCACCCCGATAAAGAAGGTGGCGACACTGCTAAGTTTCAAGAGATACAGGGTGCGTACGAAACGCTTTCCGATCCACAAAAACGCCAGCAACACGATAATCCAAATCCATTCGGTGGTAATGGTGGTGGATTTGAATTCCATTTTGGCGGAGGTGGTCCACAGGATATATTCAGTCAATTCTTTAGCCAACGTGGTGGACATCCATTCCATCAACAATCACAACCAAGACGCAACAAAGACCTACGTATCAATATAACTGTTACTATGGCTAGCACATTAAACGAACAACAAAAAACAGTAAGTGTTCAGACTACTAAAAATGATAAGTTTAACGTTGATGTAAAAATACCACGTGGTGTAAGTAATGGCACAACAATTAAATATACACAAATGGGCGACAACTTCTTTGAATCGTTGACACGTGGTGATTTATATGTTATTATTAATGTAATTAATGATCCACGTTTTGAACTGCACGGCATTAATTTAGTTAGTAATTTAGAAATTTCCTCAATTGAAGCAATGACAGGCACAGAAAAAGAAGTAGAAGGAATCGATGGTAGTACGTTCTTAATTAAGATTCCGCAAGGATGTCAATTTGGAGCTAAGTTTGGTCTACAAGGCAAAGGCCTATATCAAATGAACACCGACTATCGAGGTGATTTAATTGTCAATACAATAATTAAAACTCCAACATTAACAGCGGCACAGATAGAAATACTTAAAACAATTAACTAGCAAGGACTAAAAATGGCAATAAATTCTAATCCCGAAATTGAAGAAATCATTGCAGCTGCAACTGAACTTGCACGTGACTATAGGCATGAATATGTAACACTAGAACATTTGTTAATTGCATTAGTTGAATTTAGATCATTTAAAAAGTTATTAACCGACTATGGTATTGATACTACTCCGCTATTAGCAGACTTATATGAATACACTGCGCAACAAGATCACCTTGTGGATTTATCCGATAAAGAAATTGTTCCGCAACGTACGCATAGTTTAGAGCGAGTGTTTAATCGTGCATTTACACAGGTGTTGTTTACAGCACGTGAGCAAATGGAGCCGGTTGATTTGTTCCTAAGTATCAGTCAAGAAACTAATAGTCATGCGGCATACTTTATGCTTAAATGGGGTATTAACCGTAAAGATCTAGTAAAATATTACGCAGATAAATTTGTCGACGGTAAAGCAGTTAAGGCTAAAGATCCAAAAGTTAAACAGGATTATTCCGATGCAATATTAGAAGAGTATTGTACAAATCTAAATGCAGTTGCTACGGATGGCAAAATTGACCCTGTTATCGGTCGTGAATATGAACTAGAAGAAATTGCACAGGTACTTGCTCGTCGTCATAAATCCAACGTGCTAATGATTGGTGATCCGGGTGTGGGTAAAACTGCTATTGCAGAAGGACTTGCGTTTAAAATTGTTAACGGTGACGTTCCGGAGTATTTAAAACCTTATACAGTCTACAACTTAGAAATTGGTAGTTTGTTAGCAGGTAGTAAGTATCGCGGTGAATTTGAAGAAAAACTTAAAGATGTACTTGAGTCATTAAACACCAAAGGTAACTGTATCTTATTCATTGATGAAGCACATCAAATGCAGGGTGCAGGTGCAGGTAGTTCAAGTTCAGTAGACTTTGCTAATATGCTCAAACCAGCATTGGCTAAAGGCGGCCTTAAAGTTATTGCAAGTACTACCTACGAAGAATACACACAGTCGTTTGAAAAAGATCGTGCATTAATGCGCAGATTCTATAAATTAAACATTGATGAACCTAGTCCAGAAGTTGCTAAGGACATCTTACTTGGACTTAAAGGGCACTTTGAAAAGTTTCACAACGGCGTAATTTTAGAAGAAGCAATTGAACTAGCAGTTGATTTAAGTGTACGTTATCAAACAGACAAACGTTTGCCGGATAAGGCAATTGACTTAATTGATATGAGTTGCGCACGTCTTAAAATTAGCAATCCAACTTGGGTAGTTAATGGTGATGCAATTATTGATACACTCGCCAAAGCAACCAAGATTCCAAAAGAAAACTTTGATAGTAAACATGCATCAACTTCGTTACCAAGTTTAGAAAGCAATATTAAAGACAAACTATACGGACAAGATACCGCAGTTGATGCAGTGCTCGAGAAGATTTATGTTGCCAAGGCTGGATTAAAAGCACATAACAAACCAATCGGTAACTTCTTATTCTTAGGTCCAACTGGTACAGGTAAGACAGAGCTTGCTAAATTGCTTAGTGAAAACTTAGGCATGAAATTAATCCGCTTTGATATGAGTGAATATCAAGAGAAACATGCAATGGCTAAACTTATCGGTGCTCCTCCGGGCTATGTCGGCTACGAAGATGGTAACTTAGGTGGCGGCTTGTTAATTAGTGAAGTTGAACGTAACCCGCATTCAATTATCTTGTTAGATGAAATTGAAAAGGCTCACCCAGATATTAGTAACTTATTGTTACAGATCATGGACGAAGGTACAATTACTGGTAGCAATGGTAAGAAAGCGGATTGCCGCAATGCTATGCTAGTGCTAACAAGTAACTTAGGTTCAGCGGACAATGAGCAGAACAACATTGGCTTTGGTCGCGACTTACAAAAATCAGGCGAAGATGATAGTGCTGTTAAAAAGTTCTTTAAACCAGAATTTCGCAATCGTTTAGATGCAGTGGTTAAGTTTAACGGACTTGATAAGATTAGCATGAAGAAGATTGTTGTTAAATTCTTAAACGAGCTTAATGAATTGCTTGCTGAGAAACAAATTAAACTACGTTCAACAGAAACATTAGTTGATCACTTAGTTGAAGTTGGGTTTGATCGTGCAATGGGCGCACGTCCACTATCACGTAAGATTAGTGAGTTAATTAAAGTACCGTTAAGTAAGAAAATACTGTTTGAAAACATTGCTAGCGGTAGTGCGGTTACAGCAGATTATGTCAATGATGCAGTAGAGTTTATTATCGTTGAACCAAATAATGATATGATTCTATTAGAAAACAAAACGGTTGACGACGAAGGTTTTATTATAGTAGAATAATTTATGGTAGTATTTGCCATGATAAATAATTATATACAGCTATTATGAGGATATATCATGGCAAAGTTACACGAAGAAGTAATTGTAGTTAAAGTAAGTAAACTGCTAAAAGATACAGATGAAGCCAGTGCGTTACTAAATGCAGGCATTTTAGAAAGTTTAGAAGCAGTAGTACAAGAGCTTGCAGGTGCAGGCACACTTGTAGAAATCACCGTAGCATAATTCAATTCAAAAAGAGAGATTTTCAATGGCAAAACGTATTAAACCGAATCAACCGGCGATTAATGCCGCACTACCACAAGCACAACCAGCACAACCAGACTTTAGCAAATACCATATTCACTTTGCTATTCCTTGTTACGGTGGGCAAATTAATGAACCGACATTTACAAGTTTCCTACGTTTCATTCTCATGGCGCAACGTGTTGGCTTACAATGGTCACTAGACACTATGGTTAACGAATCATTAGTAACACGTGCTCGTAATAACTTAGTTGCTAAGATGATGACTAACGAAAAAGCCACGCACTTTATGTTTATCGATTCCGACATTAGATTCCAACCAGAATCAATTTTCCAAATGTTGTTATGCGAAAAAGATATCATCGGTGGACTATACCCTAAGAAAGCATTGCCAATCTCTTATGTAATTAACGTTAAACCTAATACACAAATTGTTAACGATATTTTCCCAGTCGATACTATGGGCACTGGCTTTATGATGTTTAAACGAACAGTAGTTGAGAAAATGATTGAACATTATGGTCCAACTACAAAATACGTAGATGATGTTGGTCTTGGTAAACAATACGAGCCATTTATGTACTCATTGTTTGACACAGAAATTGATGAGAAAGGTCACTATCTAAGTGAAGACTGGACATTCTGTCGTCGTTGGCAAAAACTTGGCGGTGAGATTTATGCTCATGCTAAAGTGTTATTGAACCACTGTGGTCACTATGAATTCGCAGGTGATTTAAGTGTGTTAACTGGCGGTAAACCAACAATGCCAGATATTACCCCAGATCAAATTGCAGCTAAAGCAGCTCAGCCCGCAGCATAAATCATGGAACAAGAATCACTGGATTTTTCAGTTACAGTCAGCGGAACATATTGGAATAAAAAACCACAGTTCTCTATCTGGCTTGATAACAAGGTTATTATACAAACTGAAATTTCTAGTGAATCTCCACAAACTCACAAATTTACCCATACGATTGACGAGGGCGAACATACTCTCAGAATTAAACTAGAAAATAAAACCGACAGCGATACGTTAATAGTTGATGGACAAGTCAGTAAAGATATGTTACTTAATATTAACAATATTTCCATCGACGATATATCGCTCGGTGAATTGTTATGGTCCGAATCAATATTTCTATTAGATAAACCACAAGAATATCAAGGTGACAAAATAACACATCTAGATAATTGTGTTAATCTTGGCTGGAATGGTTCTTACACGCTTAAATTTTCTAGTCCTTATTATATCTGGCTCTTAGAAAAATTATAAACTAAATATAGTAATAGTCACGGGATTACTATGCGTTTATCTAATATTTTTGAATCAACAACTCCGAAACACGCTGCCTTTTGCTTTGGCCGCATGAATCCTCCCACTGTTGGCCATGGCCAATTAATCAACACTGTAGCACAAGCTAGTCAAGGTGGTGATTACTTTGTGTTTGTTAGCCAAACACAAGATAAGAAAAAGAATCCGTTAGATTACGCTACCAAAGTTAAATTTGTTCGAGCATTATTTCCAGAGCAGGCCAATCATGTTGTATACGATCCTAGTATAAAAACTATCATGGATGTTATTCATTGGTTATATGCCAATGGGTATAAGAGTATAACAATGGTTGCAGGCAGTGATCGTATTGGTAGTTTCCAAGAATTATTGCCTAAATATAATGGTGTAGAAGGTGCCAATGGTGCTTACTACAAGTTCGATGATATTAAATTTGTTTCTAGTGGTGAACGTGATCCTGATGCAGATGGTATTGCTGGTGTTAGTGCCAGTTCAGCTCGTGAAGCAGCCGCTAACAGTGACTTAGAAACATTTGCACAAGCAACAGGAGCCGGTAAACTAGCCGAACCATTATATCAAGCAGTACGCAAAGGCATGATGTTAACTGATCTAGAGTTAGCAGAATGCAGTGGCTACATTCCAAAGAACAAGAAAGAAGCCAAAGATCCACGCTGGAGTAATTCTCTTACTGTAGATATTAAACCAGGTGCGATTAATAAAAATCTCAAAGCATTGCGCTTAATCTAATATGCCTGCAGTAAATCTTACAGTTGAAGTACACTGCGTAGATTCAGTTGACCAAGCTAATTATCGTCTATACAATAATAACGATTTGTTAACTGAGCGCACATGGATATGGGATTTAAATACCTTAATCAGCGAAAATATCTGGGTAGATATACCCAACAACAGCACCAATACTGTTAGAATTGAGCTAGTTACTCAAAATAAATCTATAGCACAAATTGCATTAAGAAATTTACAAGTCGTTGATTGTTTGTATACCTCCGAGCAGATCAATGATCAAGCTATAAGTTTTACATTACAATAAATACATATATGAAAATAACCGATATTATCAAACGACCAGACTTAACCGAAGATGCAACCAGCGGAGCAACTAGCTCTGGCGCTATTGCTACTGTACCAGGCGTGGGCACTGGACCTAAAGTAGGTACCTTGTTTGGTGGCACGTATAAACAACCTAAAAAGAGAAAAACAAAATGAGTATGATGCGAAAATTATTAGAAGCTATGTCTAAATTTGCCGGTGAGCCTGAGCAAAAACCAGGTGAGCAATGGAAGGGGACTGATAAAGGTACTCCGGGTAAAAAATTAGTAGGCGATAGTATTATTAAAGATCTAGCCAAAGGTCCAACTCCAAAAACTAAAGAAGAAGAATTAGCAGAAGCATACGCTAATTTTATGGAAGATGACATTGGCGTAGAACCTAAACGTCCGGGTCGTAAAAGTGATCGTCCAGGTCGTGAATATACTAAACATGGTAAGCCAAGTAAACGTTACACACCAGTTAAAGAAGGTTGGAACACAGGTAATAATCGTGTAACATTACCAGATAGCCCACACACTTACTGGAGTGGTACCGGCGCATTACAAAAAGAATATGATGCACTATATAATGAATTAGTTCCTAGCCAAGGTAAAGCAGATACTATCGAAGGTGAAGTATTACGTGCGTCTAGTAAAATTGTTTATCGTCACTACAATGATGGCGATTTGTTCAACGAAGCAAGTTTTGATCAATTAGAGCCGTACATCGGTGCTGTTGCTAACTACGATGATCTAGCACATAAGGCTATAGAGTTTGCTCTTAAAGCCAATGGTAACTATACCCCGAACGCAGGTTGGGATAGTTTAGACGTTATGGATTACGGCCCGGAAGAAGAGGAAGAATACGATGACGACGAAGAAGATGACGATAGCTGGGATCATGATGACGACGAAGATTTATTAGGAGAAGGCGAACACGATGCTGAGTTTATCGACCACGAAGATAATTGGTACAATATGGCTGACTGGGCTCGTGCAGAATTTAAAAAAGGAAAAACAGTACAGGATGTTATTAAATATCTACGCGACAATGATTATTTAGGTCCGCAAGATACTAACAACTTTATGAAAACAGTACGTGGTGAAAAGTGGAATGAATCAGTTGAAGAAGGCATGGAAGAATTTGCCAAATCTCAAGCTAAACAACGTGCAGCAAAAAGAAAATCAATTCCTTGGCCTAAAGAAGTTCCGACTGATGCTGAACAAGAGCGTAATCGCACTCGTGATGAAGAAGAAAACGATCCACATCCTTATACACAAGTTGGTGAAGGTGCGGCTGATGTTTACTCAATAACATCAGAAAGAAATGGTAGAGAGCGTAGTAAATCAGGTACGTTAGCTGAACTTATTGAATACTATGGCTACACATTAGAAACTGGTAAATCATACGAACATGAACGTGGTAACAGAAAAATCAATCTTAACCCAAAGAGTATTGAATCATTGGTACAAAATTTAAACAATGCTAAAGACAATGCTGCAGCCAATGGTAGTAGCAACGAACGCTTTTACGTAGATCATAGCAATATGGCAGAAGGTCGTGGTCCTAGCAAAGGTCTACACAAAAAAGTTACTATCGTTAAAGGTCGTGATGCTGGTAAAACTGGATATGTTCGTCAGATCAAAACTGACAAGTTAAGAAATCGTGTATATCTTGACCTAGACTTAGAAGATGGTGGGCAAGCAGTAGTGCTTAAACAAGATGTACGTTTAGTAAAAGACCTAGCAGAAAACTACACTGGTCGTGAAACTAAAGACGGTGTTTGGCGTGTATTTAAAGATGGTCAAGGCGGAAGTGTTGCTGGTCCATTTAAATCAGCTGAAGAAGCCAATGCATGGATTAAAAAGCAAAATCAAGGTGTGGTGGAAGCACGTACTACGTGGAACAACGATTTCTATGTGTACGATCCAAAAACTAAAACAGTTAAAAAGAAATTCCGCACACACAAAGGTGCTAAACAGTACGCAGAAGCCAATGGCTTAAAAGTAGCAAGTGCTGAATACTATCATGATTCTGTTAGTAAAGGAGTAGAAGAAGGTTGGGAAAGTGGTCCTGAAGAACGTACTAGAGTCGAACGTGATCCAGATGCTGAATATGATGCACGTCGTCAAGAGAAATTAGATGCGCCTTATGCTCAAAAAGAACCAGAGGCTAAAGGGTATCACGTAGTTAGCCTTGATACACGTCAGCCAGTCACCGATAAAGTGTTTCCAACTAAAGGACACGCTATGGCCTACATCCAATCTAACCATAGTAAGAACTTAGCTTATCGTGCTATTAATGAAGGCATTGAATCTAATGATCCAGTTGAAGGTGCTGTGTTGGCCGCAGTACAAGAACTTATTCAACAAGGACATACAGAAGTTGCTCCAGAAGTTATTACTAATATGGTAGTAGCGGCTACAAGTCAACCGTTCTTACTTAAAGATCTAGTAGATGCTAACAACAATAGTCCAGCTATTCAACACTATGTTGACAGCATTAATCCTACTAAAGTTAAATTCTCAAATGAAATCTTAACAGTTAAGAATGAAGATCCGATGAAAGATAAGAAACAAGCACAGGCTGGTGTAAGCAGTATGGCAGCACGTGCAGCCGCTCGCAGTCGTCTAGGCGAAAGTGGCGATACTCCGCTACGCGATCGTGAAGATTATACAGCTAAACGTAGTGCATTACAACAAATTCAAATGGATCCGAGTACTAGTCAAGATCCACAATTAAATAGCGAAGTTGCAGCACGTCTAGCACGATTAAACAAACAATATGATATGCTATCAACTAAGTTGCGTGAATTTAAAGAATCACGTGGACATAAAGCTATTGCTACTAAGTTAGGTAATATGGATCGTATGAATACTGTACAGATTCCTACACCAGCAGAAAGACAAGAGCAAATACGTTTACGTAAGGAAAAAGCAGCTGGAAAAAAGCCAGTTAAGGAGTTTGCAGTTCCCGGAGCGGCTACTGTGGCTACAGCAACACCCGGTGCCAAACCAGCTGATCCAGCAGCAGTTGCAAAAGCGGCTGCGGCAACAAATACATTAAAAGCCGCAACCGGTACTACAGTTGCACCAGCAACATTGGATAAAGCACTTGATTCGGCTACGATGGGTACAGCAACGTCAACTGATGTAAAGGCACTTGCTCCAATAATGGGCGTACTTAATAAAGCCGCTGCAGATCCTAAACTTGCATCACAGTTTAAAACTATAGCAAATCAAGCTAAACTAACACCATAAGATTAAAGGGGCGACCCTTTAATCGTCGTGTGCTTCTGGTTCTTGTCCGTCCGTTTGTAAATCTGCGTCTAACTTCTTCAAGTATGCTTTAACTGCTGATAGTTTACTAAACATACGGCTAGCACGTTTCTTATTAAGATATACACAAAACTTACCAGCATTATCTCGTTTAACTTCAGCTAATGTATCACGTTTGAATCCAATATTTGCTGTGTATACTGGGTCAATGTCAGCCATTGTATCAAATCCCAGTAATATACTATCGCCTTTGTTGCCCACTTTAACTAACTTTGTATCAAAGTATCCACTATTATTTGCTCGACGCATAATGATAGCCGCTAATTTAACATTATTTTCAGCTACTTGTATTGTGCCATCAGTGTCAATCCAATAATCCTCGCCTTCATATGGTCCGTTAATTGGATCACCGATAATTTCATTTAATAGTTCTGCTACTTGTGTCATTGAGTTTACTCTTAGGTTGATTAAAGACATAGCTATTATACTATCTTTTGTTAATAAAGTCAAGTCTTTTAGTAAGTTTTACTTAGAATTAAATTAGCATAAATATCTTATATGAGTCAGTCTGAGAACAAATATGAGAATATATGATTTAAATCCCGTGGTTAATGAAGATAACGAAATGTCGGATGTTATCACTGCTCGCGGTCTAGTAAATAGAGCATTAGATAATCCCACTGCACGCCAAGAGTATTTCGATTACATGACGCATCTGCGTAATAAACACGGTAAAGAATACAGTACACGTATACATCAAAAAGCCACATCATTTGCTAAATCAGTAGACGAAACAATTAAAAAAGTAAGCAGTCAATACGAACTTGTCAGTAAATCGGGTAAGAATCTAGGCAAATATCCTACTAGAGCCGGTGCTGTAAAGCGTGAGCAACAGGTTAATTACTTTAAACACGTTAAAGAAGATGCGTGGACTGGCGATAACCCAGCTTGGCACAACGGTAATGATCAATGGAATGATGGTACCGATCAATGGCATAGTGCAGATGACGGTGCAGGTAGTGCAACTCCAGCTGCCGCAGGTCCGTTGACTGGTGAGATACCAGTCAAAGAAGATTTCAATGCACAAGATGTTGTTAGTGTCGATGTTCCACTATTAATACGCTTACTTGAATATGCTCGAGAAGATGCCAAAACAGACATGGATTTACACAGTGTAGCCGAACGATTAATTGCCCTAAGTCAAGAAGGCGCTACACTAACAATGCAAGATTACGATACAATTTGCAACACCAAGGAAACTGATTAATGAGTCTTATAAGTCAAACTACCGCATATACTACGCCCGGTACATACACATACGTAATTCCGCAAGGAGTAAGCGCACTTGAATTTTATCTTTGGGGTGCCGGAGGTGCTAATGGCAGTAGCGGGGAAACTCTTTCTCGTCAAACGGGAACACGCCGGGTTGGGAGTGTGCAGACCGGAACTCAAGTAGTTGGTACTGTTGTAGTACAGGCCGGAATTGCCGCTGGCCAAGAAATTGTAAGTTCAAGTAGAAAATTAGTTGTTCCAGCAGGGGTCACTGCGGTTACTGTGACTGCTATTGGTGGGGGTGGTGGCGGTGGCGGATCAGATGGCGGAGATAAAAATCATAACATATATGGCCTCGGTGGTGGAGCTGGTCAATTAGCATCAACAACTGTGTCAGTAGTGCCCGGTCAGGTAATTACTGCCGCCGTTGGTCGTGGTGGTAAAGCTGGTTCTACAGCCTCAACCGGCGGAGCTGGTAAACCAACAACAGTTGCAATAAACGGATCAACTGTAGTAACGGCTGCTGGCGGCGGTGGGGGTAGTGGCAGAGCAGTAAAAGCACCGTCTCCGGGGCAAAATACTGCGGTGGGAGCTGGTTCTGGAGGTGCTGGGTCGGATAAAGGTTATAAAGATACCGGATCTCCGGGTAGTAGTGGTACAGTTCTTATTGAATGGTCAGCAGTACCGGAAGTAGTAGAAGCAATAAGTGCGCCGGTATATACACCAACATACGAACCAGTGTTTACTTCTTATCTTGGCGGCGCAGGAGGCATCGGCGGCGCAGGCGGGTATGCTAATAGAAAAGTAAGAGTATCCCCTGGTGATGTTATTGTAGTTTCCGTTGGTTCTGCAGGGATACGATACGCAGGGGGCACAGGGTTAACTACACCATCTAATTTTAGTGGTGGTTCTGCAGGCAGTGGTGACACTCAAGGCGGCGGTGGTGGAGCGGCCACCGTGGTTACAGTTAATGGACAAGTAGTTGCTGTTGCAGCCGGTGGTGGCGGCGGCGGCAGCGGGGGCCCTCTTGGTACTATAGGAAGACCTGGAACAGGTGGTGGGATTATTGGCGGCACTGGCGGCAATACTGTAGGGGGTAATTCTTCTTCCGGAACAGCATCTGGTGGAGGTGGTGGAGGTGGCTACTTTGGTGGAGAAGCTGGTTTTAGTGGTGAAGGTGCTGGTGGTGGTCAAGGCGGGATAAGCTACGGAACTATTATACGAGCAGGAACAACGATACCAGGTGGAACATCTGTAGCAGAATACCCCGCTAGTAGACCCGGTTATCCAGAAACCAACGGAGCTGCAGTTTTAACATTTACTAAATCTTTTAATATTAATGTAAAACAAACTAATAACTGGAAAAGTGTTGATCGTGCGTGGGTTAAAGTCAACGGAGTATGGAAAGAATTATTAAATGGGTGGACTAAAGTTAGTGGTACATGGGCTCCGTTAATTACTGCTCGATCAATTGAAGGGGCAGAAGATTTATCTGCCTCTACAGTAGTCTATACATTAACTCCGGATGTTAGCGTAATCGACGAGGGAGAAACTGTTACATTCACTTTAGGTGGTACCGGCTTAACAAATGGCACAGTAGTTCATTATACTGCAACCGGCATCGACGCTTCGGCATTATCGGCTGGTGCGTTAAGTGGTAATTTTATTGTTGGCACAACTGATACAATTACGTTTACTCCTAAACTAAATCGTACTACCTACGGATCAAGAACCATAAAAGTATTCCTCGATAATCGAGCAGTTAGTGCATCGTGTGTTGTAAATAACATATCTCTTAATCCAGTGTACAGTATATTCGGTAATACAGGATCAATAAATGAAGGGGGTTCGGTGACGTTTACTATGAACACTGCCGGAGCTGTAATTGGAGAAGCAGTAGGATGGTCAATTAGTGGAATAAGTGCTGCTGATCTATCATCTGGAGCTATGACTGGACAATTTATAGTTGGATCAGTGGAGTCGGCATCATTCACTCTTGCCGATGATTTAACTACTGAAGGCACAGAAAGTATAATTATTTCATTGGACGGTAAGGGAGCAAGTGCTAGTTGTGCGATTGCAGATACATCAAAAACACCTGTGCCGTTTACTGGATCACTTACTATATCCGGCGACGGTACTTGGACTGTTCCGGATTATGTAACATCAGCTACCTTTACTATATGCGGTGGTGGCGGTGGTGGCGGTGGCTCTGACCAAGGTGGGGATAATGATAATCTATGGGGCGTTGGCGGTAGTGGTGCTGATCTTGTTACTAAAACTATAAGTGTAACTGCTGGGCAGACATATAGTTATAGCATGGGTGCTGGCGGTAATGGTGCCGACACATGGAAAAAACATTATCCTTCGGGAGGAACTGGTGGTACTTCAACTATAATACGTGGTTTCGACACAATTGTAACAGCCTCCGGTGGCGTAGGCGGGATAAGTAGATCAGGTAAATCATTTAGTCCAGGTAAAGGATCTAGTAATGGCGGCGCTGGCGGTGGTAATGGCTCAACAACAGGATACGGAAGTGACGGAAGCGCCGGACAAAGTGGATTTGGTATTATTACCTGGTCTGGCATAGCACCAGGTTGATTATCGATTACACATACTATATAATAGTAATATGTATAATATAATAGATAATTGTTTAAGTAATGAAGATTTTTCTGTAATTAAAACTGCTATGCTAGGGTCGGATTTTCCATGGTATCTGTGCCCAACAAAAGTATTATATGATGAAAAATCAACAGTAGAAGACAAATATAATTATCAATTTACTCACATATTTGTTAATAATTCTGCCATACGCAGTAATTGGGTTAATATTATAACTCCACTGGTTGCATTAATTGATATACCTGATAAGCAAACTGAAATTGTACGAATAAAAGCAAATCTATTACCAGCCACGCATGATATAATTTTATACGACTATCACACAGATATTGATTATCCTAGTGAGTTTGATAATTTTGAAAAGAAAACCGCAATATTTTATGTGAATACAAATAACGGATTTACTGTATTTGATAACGGTGCAAAGATTAATTCTGTCGAAAATCGGTTATTAACGTTTAATGTTAATGATATGCACACCGGTTCTTCATGCACCGACCAAAGAGTTAGATGTGTCATCAATATAAATTACATCTATAAATAAAACAACAAAGGATCTTCAATGAAAAAGTTAGTATTAGTATTATCAATTTTAGCAACATCAACAGCATGGGCAGGTATTAACCAAGAATGCCCGGCATTAACAGCCGCAGGAGCCGCAACATACGCAGCCAAACCAGGTGATCAAGAAATTTGTCACAAGAACTATGCTGTTATACATAGCTGTGCGGTTAAAGCACCTATCGCAGTATTTGAACGGTTGTCTATGGAAGACATGACAGGTCCTGCTAAACGTAAAGATGACTTCCGCCCTGATCCAAAAGTTACTCCAGCTTGTTCAGCTACATTAGCCGACTATGCTACTGTAGGTAAAACACATGACCGTGGACACATGAGCCCAGCAGGTAACAACACACAAGATCCAGTGGTTATGAGTGAGAGCTTCTTCCTAAGCAATATGGAACCACAAATTGCCAACAACAACCGTGGTATTTGGAAACAGTTAGAAACATTCGAACGTGAGTGGGCAAGGCAACCTGGTACAGACTACTACATTATTTCGGGTGGCATCTTTGATGCGGGCCATCAAAAGACAGGTAATGGACTAGGTATTCCAACACGTTTATACAAGATTATTATCGAAAAGAACAGTAAGAAAGTTAAAGCATACTTAATGCCAAACGGTCCATTGCCTGTGGCAGACTTACCCAAGTACGAAACTACTGTAGCTAATGTAGAAGCCGCAACAGGTCTTAAATTTGCATTGCCTAAATAACACCAAAAATTAATTAAAGGGATAATATGGCCTGTTGGACAGAGTGGGATCCACTCGAAGAAGTTATAGTCGGTGATTGTTTTTTATATAATGAATTAAACTGGCAACTGCCTAAAAAAACAGCTGACAATTTTAGTCGAATCTTAGAAGAAAGTAAAGAAGATTTAAATAATCTAGCAGATTATCTTTCTAAAATGGGGGTTAAAGTACACCGGCCCCAACCTAAACTTAATAATCAAGATATAAGAATTTCTAATTTTGATATTAAACTCGCTACTGCGCCTATGGTTCCTAGAGATCAGTATATGGTCTACGGTGAAACAGTCTATCAAACATATACATCATTGCCAGATAGATATATAGACAGTCTAAGTTACTATGAAATATTTGCCGACTTATTTAAACAAGGACATAATTGGATAAGTCAACCCCCACCAGAATTAACTACTATCGACATTGATGCAGATAATTGGACCGAAAGTGGAGAAGAATTCTATAAAGAGAAATATGCAGATAAAGTACTATGGCATACTGCTTGTATGTTCAAATATGGGGATGCCCTAATATCTAATCGTAGTCCGGGCACAGCACTAGGACTTGAATGGATGCGACGTAATACTCCACAAGGGCGTATTATAGTTCAAGATAAATTCGGACATATCGATCACGGATTCTTTAGTATCAACGACGAAATAGTTCTATGCGATAATAACACATGGGTACCCGAAGTATTAAAACACAAACGATTACTACCTATAGGCATATTGTTGGGCGAGCGTGGAAATACTTCACAGTTGTCCGGTGGCTATTTGTCTGGTGAAATTAAAATAACCGATAAATGGTTAGACAGCTGGTTAAATGAATGGAAGGGTTATGCTCAGGAAGTTTGTTTTGATTTCAATCCGCTAGTAGTAGATCCACATAATGTTATATTCACTACACACAATACTAAACTGTTTAAATTATTAGATAGTCTAGGCGTCAATAGTCATGTTTGCCCTATTAGACACAGTGTATTCTGGGAAGCCGGTATACACTGCCTAACCCTAGATATTAAACGCAAAGGTCAACAACGCACTATAGTATAAATACTTAATAGAGTAAAAGGCCCAGTATGAAAATAACCGAAGGTGGAAATGTATTTAAACTAGCTGATGGTAGCGAAGCAACACAGCGTATTGCTCGCGCCGATGTCATACCAACAGTACAATGGTTAGAACAACTTACTGGACTTAATCTAGTAGACAATATGCTAGGATCAACTGGCTACAAAGAAACATCAGGTGACTTAGATCTAGCAGTTGATGCGAGTAAAATTAGCAAAGATGTACTGGTACAACAACTATTAAAGAAAGGCATTGAGCCCACTGACATTAAAAAATCAGGCGATAGCGTACATTTTAAAACTCCCATCAATGGTGAAGCAAAGAATGGCTATGTACAAACTGACTTTATGTTCGGTGATCCAAACTTCCAACGTTTTAGTATGACAGGTAGTCCAGAGGGTAGCCCATTCAAAGGCATGCATCGTCATGTATTACTTGCTAGTATTGCCAAGGCACAGAACATGAAATGGTCATACAAGAACGGCCTAATGGATCGTGCAACCAACGAAGTTATTTCAAAAGACCCTAGTGAAATAGCACACAAACTATTCAATGGTAGTGCCGCTGATCTAGCATCAGTCGAAACGATACTAGCTAAGATTAAAAATCTACCTAACTACAATGCACTAGTAGCAGATGCACGTGAAGCGTTGGGTAAAGAAAATATACAACTGCCAGAAACACAATCTGTACAAGAAGGCAGTGCAGGATGGTTTAGGAAATTCGTACTATGAGAGCAAGACAATTTATATTAAGAGAATACAGCAGAGAGAAAACAGTCAATGTCTTTGGCAACAAACTTGTTGCGGCATTGGGCAAGGATAAGAGTCACACTCTTTCTGGTACACAGTTAGGCACGGATCGTGCGTTCATTGATCAAAAGATCAAAGTTAATGATGTGATTACAGCAGAACAACGTCAGATAATCATCGACCATATCATGGTTGTAATTGAAAATTCAGACCCGACAGCAAATAAAGAGTATGTACAGTGGTTGACTAAAGTATATGCTAATCAAGGTATTAAACTAGAAGATATAATAAGTCGTGGTAACAGTGCGCTTAAAATGTATCACGAGTTTAAAGTTAAAAAAATCTTACCAGCGGAGTATAGAGACATTGGTCGCATTGACTTTGCTGGCTTAGAAGCAATAGCACAAAATCTTGACTTACGTAATGCCTTGGCCGCTAAAGAAGAACAAGAAGCCGCTAAGACTGTAGACAAAGGTGAAGCAGAAACTGTATTTGAAAATGCTGCAGTGCGTATTATTGTGCCTAAGAATGAAGCAGCATCCTGTTACTATGGACAAGGTACACGTTGGTGTACTGCTGGACGTGACAACAATATGTATGATCGCTATGCTAGTGATGGTGACTTGTATATCTTACTGCCTAAACAACCTGACTACGAAGGTGAAAAATATCAACTACACTTTAGCAGTAACCAGTTTATGGACGAAGGTGATAACTACGTAGACAGCGTAAAAGACCTAATAACTAAACGCTTTGGCAATCTATTGCCATTCTTTATGGAGCGCGAACCTTCACTTAAAGATTGGTTAGTGTTTACTCCGGATGAAGTATTAGAACCATTATTGGCTAAAATTAAAACAGCCGTAAACGACCACGTAAGCGAAATAGTCAACGACTGGGAAGTACAAGACGACTACTGGTGGGATTACCTACGTAAAGAAGGATATGTATACCCAGAAGGCCACGAAGAAGAAGGCGAGATTGACTTTGATGCTGCGGCAGATGCCGATCTAAGTTACACTGATTGGAACTACGAAGCCAGCGACTTTATTCGAACAATTAATAATGCTGTAGATCTAACGCCAGAAGAAGTGCGCGAAATTGCCCAAGAGGAAGAAGATGATTACAACGGAGATGTGGGTGTTAATGACCTTGATACTATCATAGAACGCAGTATATCAAAAAATATTGGTAGAAATAGTAGTGACGGTGGTGTGATAGAATGGATTAGAGATCACATTTATATTAAGAAAACTGGTGGCGACGGAGCATGGGACGTTAGTTTACTGTACACAGACAAAGAAGGAAAGCGTGTAGAATACGCAATACACTAATATGAGAGCTAGAGACTTTACAAAAAACAATGTTGCTTATAACAGCCGACTAAATCCAGTGGCATGGGATAATAATCAATTAAACGATGAAGTGCGAGATCGACTCCTAGAGATTGCTGAACGTTTTGTCAGCTACTTAGAGATTCCTAATTTTAAAGTAGAAGATGTTGTACTTACAGGTAGCATGGCTAACTATAACTGGACCAAATTCAGTGACTTTGATGTACATGTAGTTACTAACTACAGTGATCTACAATGCGATGATATTGCCGAAGCGTTCTATCGTGCCAAGAAACAAATTTGGAATGATGGACACGACATTACCATCTACGGTTACGATGTAGAATTATACGTAGAAGATGTTGCGCAACCTCCAGTTAGCGAAGGTGTGTATAGTTTGTTAAACAATAAGTGGCTTAAAACTCCCGACTTTAAAGTGCCATCAATTGATCGTGCTAGTGTTAATGCCAAAGTATTAGATCTACGTAGTCAAATTGATCATGCTATTGTAGCTGCCGATGATCCAGAAGATATTAAACGTATATCAGAAAAGATTCGTAAAATGCGCCGTGCAGGTTTAGATGCCGGCGGTGAATTCAGCACAGAAAATCTAGCATTTAAAATCCTACGTAATATGAAGTACATGGACAAATTAAGTAACGCATACCGTCAACAACAAGACGATGATTTGAGTTTAAAATAATGAGAGCACGTGAATTTATAACTGAATCATTAGATCCTGAAATTGCGGAATTCTTAAATGACCTAACACCAGATGATGTTGGTGTAGACGAAGTAGGCGATTACCGTGTACACTTTGAAGGCTTTACTGATGACTGTCAATCTAGTAGAGCTTACCGCAGAAATCCGGAAAAAGTGTTTCAAGAAGTATTTGCTGATTTTATCCGCCGTGAGGGCGGGCATCAGCCTGTAGCTTCGGGTATGGTTGGCGATGAAGACTACCCTATTCTATACAGCGTGTTTAAGGATACAGAATTAACTGAAGATGCTGACTTAAACTATCAAGGCAATTGTACCGACGATGATGTTATTGAATACATCTTTGGTGATGCTACTACATTCGCACAATTAGTTGACGAATATGGTGATGAGTTTGTGTTAGACGATTTAGTAGTAAAGTATAATCCAGAAGAAGATATACACTACTTCTATTATAAGAGCTAATATGAGAGCCAATGAATTCTTAACCGAGTCGTACGAGTTTTTTGATACTATAGTAGATCAAATCAAAGCTCAAGTGCCAGCAGAAGAAATATGGTTTCACGGTAGCAGGGTAATTGGAACTGAACACGATGAAAGTGACTGGGATATCTTAGTTATTGTTCCTGATAACATAGTAGGTGATGAGTATATCAATGTTACTAGGATATTACAATCTATAGCAAGAAGATACGAAAATTTTGATATACAACCTGCTCGTGCGTCAAACAATATTGCCCGTATAGCAAGAGAAGAAGGCGAACGAATAGATTAAAGAACACCTACCTTAGGCCCATACTCGTTATGGTGTTTGGTGTGGCCGGCTGCTGGCCTGGAGGGATGCCAAAAGTGAGCAAGAATACGTGGATTGACTATGAGAGCAAATGAATTTTTAACTGAAGATAATAGTGTAGTTGCTGTGCGACCAGGTCAACTGTCAGCAGAGCAACTAGGTAAACTCAGCGACTTTATTGCTCAGGGCAGTGAGGTATCAGCCGCCAATGCCCGTGCGGGTGTACAACGAGCACAGATGTTGAGCTATGCCACAAATGAACAAGGTGATATTATTGCTATTACAGCATTAAAAACACCATTGGATACATACAAGACTAAAGTATTCACTGCTGCCGGCGTTAGTGAGTTAGCCAATCGTTATCGTTATGAAAAGGGCTATTCATATACAGATCCTAACTATCGTCGACAGGGATTAAACACCGCTGTAAGTCAAAAATTATTAGCATCTGCTGGCTCGAACATATTTGCCACAACCAGATCAGATAACACAGCATCAAAGAATAATTTAGTAGCACAGGGCTTTAAGCAACTAGGCCAGCCATGGTCCAGCCAGCGCGGCAACTACTCACTCGAACTGTGGGTCAATGATTAACACAACGATAAATACTTAATATGCGATATAGTCAAATAAAACAAGCCCTAAAAGAAGCAGAGATCATTGATGAAGTATCAATGAGTCCATCCAGCCTAGAAGCATTTGCCAACAGTCCAGAAGCAGCAGATATGCTTATCGGAATCGAGTTTGAGCTCTGCGTGCCAAATGCCAGCACAGGTGATGATGAACCTGAGTGGGAATATGACTACAATCAAAACGAAAGTGCCTATGACATTGACGATATTGTTAACTTCTTCCGTAATGGTGATTTTAGTAACATGGGTCGCAGTGATGCAGATCGTGCTCGAAGTGAGATGTTCGATGAATACTTAGAATGGAGTTATGAAGCTGCTAATCGTTATATAGATGATAATGTAGATGATTTAGACAAGTCAATTCGTGAACGTTTAGAAGATGAAGTTAGTCGTGATGATGCATCCGAAGAAGCACATCAACGCTGGAAAGAAGCAAACCCAGACAAAGATGCTACTAGTGAAGAAGCCGGTGAAGAGATTCGTGATCTAACATTACAAATGATCGAAGATCGAGTAGACGAGTTGATGGGAAATACTGATAGTAATGAGTATCAATCTGCATACGATCAAGCACGCCAGGAGATGGAAGATGATTTCCGTAACGGTGGTGATGGCGATCAAGCAGCATGGTTAAGCGACATTGGCATTGGTGATATGCAGGACGCCGAACGTCAATGGGGATTTGATTGGCCACACATGTATGATGCCAACGAAGGCAATGGCGGCGGCGACGCAGACGTAGATCAAGTAGCTGATGACTTTTATGGTGCTACCGGATATGAAGCACGTGGTTTTAGTGGCTACCACAGCGGAAGTCGTAGTCAACAACAAGAACAAGGTTATTTTATCATTGAACCCGATGCGTCAATTGATGCTAACCAAGGTGACGCCGGCCTAGAGTTTATCAGTCCAGCAATGCCGCTTAAAGATGGCTTGACTATGTTGAAAAAAGTTAAACAATGGGCTAAGTTGGCAGGTTGTTATACTAACAAATCAACGGGCCTACACATGAACATCAGTGTGCCTAACATGACCACTGATAATCTAGACTATGTTAAACTAGCATTATTCCTAGGTGACGAATACGTACTTCAAGAGTTTGGTCGTCAGTACAATACCTATGCTAAAAGTGCCATGAAGATTGTTAAAGAAAAGATTCAGGCCAATCCAGAAAACGCCACAGAATTGTTGGCCAAGATGAAAGAACATCTTGGAGCGGCAGCTAGTAAACTAGTACACAGTGGCGTTACACAAAAGTATACAAGTATCAATACCAAAGGCAACTACGTAGAATTCCGTGGTCCAGGTGGTGATTATCTAAACGAAGACATACCTAAACTTGTTAATACTGCTCTACGTCTAGCACAAAGCCTACGTATTGCCACAGACGAGTCAGCATACAAACAAGAATACGCTAAGAAATTATACAAACTAATCAGCCCAGAAGGCGAATGGACTGATCCTAATAATAGCGTAGCATTGTTCAGTCGCTATGCTCTAGGACAGATCAACAAATCAGAATTAGTAAGTAATGTTCGTCAAGCACAAACAGCTCGTAAAGAGAAGAAAGGCGAAGAAGTACAGTACTGGGTCATGAACAAAGATGGCACTGGTGGCAAGCAAATGGTGTTTGCCGCTAGTGAAACAGCCGCTATCATCCTAGGCGGTAAGCAAATGGGTATGAATCGCGAACAAAGTATCAGCCAACTAAAAGCTGAATTGTTTAAGAGTGAAGAAATAGGTGATGCTGCACCAGCATCATTGTCACAGAGTTGGAAGGATTGGGTTGAAGAAACATTACCTACTGTTACAGTAGATACAGCAAACTCTGTGAGACAACGAGTAATAAATGGTGGTGATAATTTAGATGCCGATGCCAGTGGCTGGATAGTTAAACAGATTGATGCCGAACTACGCAGTAGAATGGATCAAGGAGTAGTCGACGGCAATGAAACACGCTGGAAGGTTTATTTTGCTCGTGGTAGACATGTAGATCAAGACCCGGTATTCGTCGATGCTGATAGTCCTCGTCAGGCTAAACTTAAAGCCGCAGATATATTCATGCGAGAGCAACGGATATCAGTGGGCCTACACGATTTAGAAGCCATTGCTACCACACAAGATGCAGGCCGTCCGGAAGTAACGTGGAATATTATAAACGGTCTGGGTGAACCTGCAGGCACTGTCAACGCAAGAACCAGCGACGAAGCACTACATGTATATGGTAGTGTTAATAATGTTGATACTAGATACTATAGAGCAACACCAGCCGAAACAACGCCAAGTGCAGGCACGTACACTAGTTTTGCAGATGCGCAGGCGGCAGCAGATAGAGCAAACGCAGGTGGTGCTGAAAACGCAGTGCGTGATAGTTTACCTCAAGCACATCGTGATTGGTTAGACAATGTAGCAGATAAGAGTGACATGGATCTAATCAACGTATTACGTAATGTCAGCACAACCGCAGTATTAAATGATCAACAGACTGCTTACTTTAGAGTTATTATTAAACGTGAACTACGTCGTCGTGGTATCAGCGGTGAGCGTGATGCTAGCGAACAAGGCGCAACGCCAGTACAACAAGAATTACCATTGGAACCAACTGTAGCACAGACCACTGCTACAGATTTTGAAGTAGTTAAAGCTGATGGTAGTGTAGTGTCAAGAATACAAGGTGCTGATATGGTTTATGCTCATCGTAAAGCACGTGAATTAGAACAAGACCTAGGACTAGAAAGTGGTGCATTAACAGTTAGAGCATTACCAACACAAGCAAACGAATCTATAAAACAACTACGCCGATTGGCAGGATTAAAATAATGGCAAATACATTTTTAAGAAAATTAGGTAGAAATATTGGAACTTCGTTAACCGCTGTTGATAGTTATACAGTTGGTGCTAATGTTGGTGCTGTAATTGTTGGATTAAACATATCTAACACTTCAGCTGCACAAATAATAGCCAATGTTGTAATTAATAATGGTACTGATAATTTTTATCTCGGAAATCGTATACCAGTAGCTGCAGGTGGTGCTGTTTCAATTGCTGGTGGTGATCAAAAGATAATTTTACAAACTGGCGATAGTGTTCGAGTCAATTCGTCGGCAGCCGGAAGTGTTGATGTTCTTATGAATATCATGGAAACCGACGGAGCTGGTATAACCACTGACCCTGTTACCTATAGCATAACATCTAATATATCATCAGTAAATGAAGGAAATACTGTAGGATTTACCGTATCTACTTCAAGTGTTCCTAATAGCACAGTATTATATTGGACTACTGTGGGTAATGTTGCATCTGCAGATTTTTCAGATTCAGTAACCAGCGGCAACGTAACAGTAACTGGCGGAAGTGCTACTATCACTAGAACATTAACTGTTGATGCTACTACTGAAGGTGTAGAATATTTTGATTTAGAACTACGTACTGGTTCTACTAGCGGAACTATAGTAGCAACTTCAGGGAATATTACTGTCAATGACACTAGTTTGACTGCCGCCTATAGCATAACATCTAATATATCATCTGTCAATGAAGGAAATACTGTAGGATTTACGGTATCTACTTCGAACGTTCCCAATAGCACAATATTATATTGGACTACTGTGGGTAATGTTGCATCTGCAGATTTTTCAGATTCAGTAACCAGCGGCAACGTAACTATTGCTAATAGTAGTGCTACTATTACCAGAACATTAACTGCTGATGCTACAACTGAAGGTGTAGAATATTTTGATTTAGAACTACGTACTGGTTCTACTAGCGGAACTATAGTAGCAACATCGGGAAATATTACTGTTAACGATACATCACAGGCTCCGATAGCGGGCCCATTTTCTGGACGAGTTGCGGGTGTTGTAGGTAACTATGGCAGTCCTGTAGCTATCCGTGGACAAACATCAACTGGCACACTAGCCACCTTTACCAACAGCACTAGTGCTCCAGCAGCCACGGGCCGATGGATCAATATAGCATCAAGTGACACAGTAGCTATGGCAGTGAGCACCACTGGTAATGCTGCTATCACAACAGATGGCAGCACATGGACAGCAGTCACTAGTCTACCTACATTTAACCCCTACCATATCAATTTGATATGGTCTGGTTTCGCCTACGGCGGGAGTACTTGGGTAGCTATAGCAGGCGGATCTAGTGCTACTAGCACACAGGTGGCATACTCGACTAATAACGGCACTTCGTGGACCAGTATCAATCCACTGCCATCGGGTTATCAATCCCTGCTGAGATATGCCAATGGTAACTTCTTGATTGCTGGTAATGGCTACAACTCAGCCTATTCGTCAGCCGACGGCATCAATTGGGTCACTTCCGGTGCAACTACTGCCACCGCCGCATATTCCGACAACCTATTCTATGCTGCAGGCACTGTAAATGCTTGGTACTTGATTAGAACCATTGGCATTACTACTCTGCGTGTACAAGCAAGCACTGATACTGGCGCAACATGGTCGTCAAACGATCGCACAGTTACGGGAATTAGTGGTGGTGGCACTGTTTACCCACGTTGGGGCAATGGGGTATTTGTAGCAATTCAGCAACAGCAGACCACAGTATGGACCAGTACCGATGCTGTGTCTTGGACACCCACTACCAACGCATTTGGCGCAGACTCTAATGACACATATTTTGTTAGTTTAGTGTTTACCAACGGTTACTTTATAGCAACTACTAGCCAGTTTGCATCGTTCAATTACAATATTTGGTTTAGTAGCAACGGAACAACATGGACTAAGTCTGCTACTGTAGGCACTAACCAGATTAGTCGAATAACAGGATTAACTTAATTAGAACTAGTGTGTAAAACCATTTGTAATACAATAAATACTCATATGAACTTATACGAAATGTTTGAACAATTACGCCGATTGGCAGGATTAAAGTAGTGTCCCAAGATGTAGGTTTATTTTACTATGGTGGCAGTGGTGGTAATTTTTGTGCGCATCTATTACTGTTAACCGGAAATTATAATTGTATATTCAACAGCGACATTCAAGATTTCAACGTTATATTTCAAAACCAATGGAACATTAACCAAGTTAGTAATTGGAAAACGTCCGAAACTATGATTGAGAATGATCGAACATTACATTCCAATTTATCAAACAAACTATATCTAAAATGCAACCCAGCAACAGCACGTTCATTATCTTTATACACAGGAAAAACTGTTGTAATTTATACTGATATCGAAACACAAATATATCTAGCAAAAACAAAAAATGCCTTTTGGTTTTATAAAAATAGCCCACTGGATAAATGGCTAGCAATACGTTATGCAAATATCAAGACTCTGGATTGGCCAGCTTGTTCTTCGTTAGTTGATTTTAATAATTTACCAGATCACATCAAAGAAGAATGTTTGACCAAATGGAACTTTGATGATTTTGTTGATTCGACTAAATTTATAAAATTATTTCGAGAATCACAGCAAATTTTATATAAAGGCGACTATGTTCTAGCTGATTTAAAAAATGTAATAGATATAGATCAAGCAGATATCCAGGTTAAATTACAAGATCTAATTAAAACCAAGGGTGAAATATTGTTTGAACAATTAGGTATTCAAGGAAATAAACAAACCAGCGAGTTTGTAGATATGTATGTGCAATTACATACACCTGAACAACAATCTTATCTGTTAAATAGCTAAATACATTAAAGCAGTAAAACATCTAGGAATTTCTAATGGCAATTATTATCGGCGCAGGTATGAGAATTGGAGCTGGCATGGCAATTTCCAGCGGCGATCCTATGCGCAGTGAACCTATTACACCCCCAACACCGGATAATTTTAACTTTGAAGGTGATCTAGCACTGCTAGTTGGTAGTGCTATCGACTTAATGATAGGCAGCGGAACCGAGGATCTTAATCTCAATCTTGAGTTAGCAGGTGATTTGTTAAGTCAAAGTGGTGTTGAAGATTTCTTGACTGCAACAGGAACAGTAGATTTAATGGTGTAACTATTAATTCCAACATAAATATATAATAAATACAATATAATTAGGATTTAAATAAAATGGCAAAAACGTTACAATTTAGAAGAGATACCACTGGTAATTTAGCATCAGTAACTGGTGCAGTGGGTGAGATTTTTATTGATACCACCAAAGACACAGTAGTGGTCATGGATGGCAGCACTGCTGGCGGATTTCCCCTAGCCACTGAAGCAAGTTTAAGCAACTATCAACCACTATTAACAGCTGGTTCGGGTATTGATATTACTAGTGGTACTATTAGTGCCACAGGTAGCAGCTATGGTAATACTGATGTAGCAAGTTATCTAACTTCTTATACTGGCAATATCGGCGATGTAAAAACAACCGCCAACGTAGTAACTTCTAGTTATTTTATAGGCGATGGTAGTCAACTAACTGGTATAGTCAGCAGCTATGGTAATACTGATGTAGCAAGTTATCTAACTTCTTATACTGGCAATATCGGCGATGTAAAAACAACCGCCAACGTAGTAACTTCTAGTTATTTTATAGGCGATGGTAGTCAACTAACTGGTATAGTCAGCAGCTATGGTAATACTGATGTAGCAAGTTATCTAACTTCTTATACTGGCAATATCGGCGATGTAAAAACAACCGCCAACGTAGTAACTTCTAGTTATTTTATAGGCGATGGTAGTCAACTAACTGGTATAGTCAGCAGCTATGGTAATACTGATGTAGCAAGTTATCTAACTTCTTATACTGGCAATATCGGCGATGTAAAAACAACCGCCAACGTAGTAACTTCTAGTTATTTTATAGGCGATGGTAGTCAACTAACTGGTATAGTCAGCAGCTATGGTAATACTGATGTAGCAAGTTATCTAACTT